TACGGTTCATTCTGGAATATATCAGATGGAATACGGTGCGGTATTTACAACAGATAGTCAGGGGTTCTTTAAAAGGAGCCTAATCGAATCATGCACAACATCTCAGATGAAGCCAATAACACTTCCTTCTGGAGATGTGTGTTTTGAAGCCATGCTGAAAGGTGATCCAAATAAAAAATATATTTTTGGTGTCGATCCTGCTTCCGAGGTTGATAATTTCAGTATAGTGGTTTTGGAGTTAAATGGCGATCATAGAAGAATAGTCCATTCGTGGACGACGACCAGAAAGCAACACAAAGAGAAGTTGAAATCGAAAATAGTAACGGAAGACGATTTCTATTCTTACTGTGCTAAGAAAATTAGACAGCTAATGAAGGCTTTTCCTTGTGTTGAGATCGCCATTGACGCCCAAGGTGGTGGTATAGCGGTTGTAGAAGCGCTTCAGGATAGGGATAAGATTGGAGAAGGCGAGGTTCAAATATGGCCTACGATAGAAGAAAAGGAAAAAGACACATACTATCACTCCGGTCTACATATCCTTAAATTATGTCAATTCGCTAAGGCTGACTGGTTAGCAGAAGCTAATCACGGACTTAGAAAAGACTTTGAAGACAAGATCGTCTTATTTCCTGCTTTTGATGCGGTTAGTCTTGGTCTTTCAGCAGAAGACGACAATAGAACTGGTAGAGTGTACGATACATTAGAAGACTGCGTGATGGAAATAGAAGAACTTAAGAACGAACTATCTATGATTGTTATGACTCAGACTTCTACAGGGAGAGAAAGATGGGACACTCCAGAAATTAAAGTTGCCGCCGGTAAAAAGAGCAGATTAAGAAAAGACCGTTACTCTTCTTTGATTATGGCAAACATGAGTGCTCGTCATTTTGGCGCACAGCAATCAGTTGTAAAGTACGATCATTACGGTGGTTTTGCCAATAAATCTCAAGGCCAACAACCTAAAGATGATGGCCCTCTCTATAATGGCCCTTCTTGGTTTACAGAAAATCTAGGCGATATCTATTAATTGTGTGTATAATCATTTACAATACAATTAACAATACCATTGACTGGAGAGCAATATAAATGTCAGACGATCTATACTTAACATGGGGCGATGATCTAGAACGTAGTCAAGCTTACGAACAGGCTTCAGATAACCTAAATGCGTATGACGGCGTACAAAAATCTTTTGCATACGACTATAGAACATTTATTGACACGGAACCTTCACGTTCTGTAAGACCTTCTTTTTATCGTAGTGATTACACTGCTTTCCGTCCGGGAGAAGCTGTACCCAAACACCAGAAGCGAATTATCAAGATGTGCATGCAGGCATATGATAAAGTCGGAATCATTAGAAATGTGATTGACTTAATGGGTGACTTTGCAGCTCAAGGTATTACCCTAGTGCATCCCAACCGTTCGGTAGAAAGATTTTATCGCAAATGGTTTGAAAATGTAAATGGTACTGATCGCTCCGAAAGATTCCTTAACTATTTGTATAGATGTGGGAATGTTGTAGTGAAGAGAAGAACTGCTCGTGTAAGTAAAGGTAAAGAAGCAGAATTGAAAAGAAGTACTGCCGCTCCAGACATGAAGATTGAAGAGGTTCCTGTTGAGCGCAGAGTTATACCTTGGAAGTATGACTTCTTAAATCCGCTAGCCGTAGATGTTAAGAATAATGGCGCCGCATTTACAGGTGACATAGAATATGTTCTTAAAGTGTCAAAGAATACTGTAAACTCAATGATGAGTTATCAAGGAAGAAAAGGCGTAAACAAACAACTTCCTACAGACATCGTAAATAAGTTTAAGAATGGCGAAAGAGAGATTGAATTAGATCAGAACAAACTTTCAGTCTTTCATTACAAAAAAGATGATTGGAACCTATGGGCAAACCCAATGATATACGCTATTCTTGATGATATTATCATGTTAGAGAAAATGAAGCTCGCCGACTTAGCCGCACTAGATGGAGCTATCTCTAATGTTAGACTGTGGACAATCGGTGACTTAGATCACAAAATCATTCCTACAAAAGCCGCTATTAATAGACTCAGAGATATTCTTGCTAGTAATGTTGGTGGTGGTACTATGGATTTGGTTTGGGGTCCTGAAATTGACTTCAAAGAAAGTACGACTCAAGTATATAAATTTTTAGGTGCAGAAAAATATCAACCTGTTCTTACAAGTGTTTACGCTGGCTTAGGTATTCCTCCTACACTTACTGGTGCAGCTGGAGCTAGCGGTGGATATACTAACAACTATATTAGCCTTAAAACTCTAATCGAAAGACTGGAATATGGTCGCGAAGTACTAAAAGAGTTCTGGGCTCAAGAAATAAAATTAGTGCAACAAGCAATGGGTCTTAGATTTCCTGCTGAAATGCACTTTGATTCAATTATACTGTCAGACGAAGCAGCTCAAAAACAATTACTAATGCAGCTCGCAGACAGAGATATTATATCTCAAGAAACTCTACTGGAGAGATTTAGAGAGATCCCTAATATCGAAAGGATCAGGGTTCGCCGAGAAACCAGAGAAAGAGCTAAAGACTCTTCTGCTCCGAGGAAGGCTGGTCCTTTCCACAATCCACAGCATTCGGATGATGTTGCTAAATTGGCAATGACAAAAGACTTGCTAGATAATGATGAGTATTTGGAAACATTAGGTTTGCCGCCTGCGGAGAATGTTGAAAATGATCCGCCTGCAGATCAACCTAAAAGGCTGGAAGAGAATGATTCTCCAGAACAGGAAGAAGCTTTTAGCCCTGTGTCTGAAAACCCAGAAGGTGGAAGACCTATGCACTCCCGAGATTCTGGGCCAAGAAAACAAAAGAGAGTTCTACCTAGAAGTGGAGAGGGTGTAGCAAAAACCTTATGGGCTTACGAAGCGCAGAAGTCAATTGCCGACTTGGTTACACCGATGGCTTTAGAACACTATCAAAAGAAAAATGCTAGAAGTCTTACAAAATCAGAGTTTGACGAGCTAGAATATCTTAAATTATGCATACTGACTGGCATGAAGCCTTACATGGAAATAGATGCAGATGTGATTAAATCAATCATTGACGCAAGCACAAAACCTTCTAAGGAATTTACTGAAGCGATTGAAAGTGCTGTAGCTTCTTTTGTCGATACTCAAAATAGAAAACCAAGTATTGATGAAATGAGATACATCTACGCTTCAACCTTTGCAAGCTATAGCTAGTTTTATAGTAAAAAATTAACTATTATATATTTTTTGTGTATTATGATGTAAGGAGATCTTCATTATGAAAATATATGCACAAGAAATACAAGATGGTCTTGAGCAAGTAATTAGAGAGAACAACACAATTGCATATTGTTCTCATATTATTTGTGAAGACGATACTTTAAATAACAGCGAGGCTTCATCTGATGATAAAGCTGTCGCTCAGTCTTTCTTTGAGCTTCACAACGCAAAGGCAGAAAACAAAGACCAGATAGATTTGTACTATCTAAGTTCCGTTTTGGTCAGCAGTGGCTGGAATAAAAACGATGATGTTTTCGATGCGAAAGAAATGTGGGATGCTCGTTCCACTCCAGAAGATAAGCAGTTTAACTATATGCACAATGAAAAAGACATCATTGGCCATATTACTGGTAATTACGTTACTGACTTTAGTGGAAACAAGTTAGACGACAAATTGTCTTGGGAAGAAGCTGGTTCGCCAAAAGACTTCAACATCATATCAACTGGTGTTCTATATAAGTCTTGGAGCGACATGGATCTTCGTGAGAGAATGAACAATATAATCGAGGAAATTGAAGAAGGAAAATGGTTTGTCTCGATGGAATGTATGTTCCCAAACTTTGATTATGCTCTGAGAGATTCTCAAGGCGAAAGCAAAATTGTAAGAAGAGAAGAAGCTTCGGCGTTTTTGACGAAACATCTTCGAGCTTACGGGGGAACAGGAAAGTACGAGGGTTACACAGTAGGTCGTTTATTAAGAAATATATCTTTCTCTGGCAAGGGCTTGGTTTCTAAACCTGCTAATCCTCGAAGTGTCATTTTGAATGACAACCAAAGTTTTAGTGAATTTGAAAGTGAATTAGTTACTGTTTCATCTATAAAGGAGAATAAGATGTCTGATGTCTTACAGAAACAGTTGGAGGACGTTAAAGCTGAACTTGTTGAAGCTCGCGCCGCCAACGAAACTATGAAGCAGGAAATGGAAGCACAGAAGTCTGAAGCTATTGAAAGTCAGCTTAAAACTTTTGAAGCCGAAATTACTGCTAAGGACGAAGCTATCGCTGAAGTCCAAGCTAAAGCTGACGAGGCTTTGGCAAAAATTGCTGAACTAGAAGAAAGTCTTTCTGCTAGTGAAGAAGCAAAGCTCGAAGCAATCGCTAAGGTTGCTGAAATCGAAAAAGCTGCTGCCCTCGAAAAGAGAGTTGCTGCTT